ACACCATTCATAACACCAGCGGTGGCATTTCCGCCTTTCTTCTGAATGTTGAAATAGGTACCAGGACGCACCTTAGTTTCGCCTAAAATGAATGTTCCTGCCATTTCTACTTAACCTCCTTCTGTAAGAACTTGCTTACAATTTCCTTTGCCTCTGATACTGTGTACTCGGCTTTGCCGTCAGTTTTCAGAGCAGCTACAACACATTCCTGCATTGTGCCGAATACGCTTCTTGCATTGCCTGCAAGCTCGCTTACTGTATAAACGGACTCTGCAGGGGCCTTTTTCTCCGGCTTCTTTTCTGCCTTTGTTTCAGCAGGTGCCGGAGTTGCTGTTTCCTTAGCCATGCTTTACCTCCTTAACTGTAATTTCCATGAGCTGCCACAAGTACATGAGGCTTAGCCTTGTACCTAAGCAATCCATAATGACCTGTGATGAATACCTGGCCTTCCTTCAAGTAGTCAGATTTGTAATTCACCTGCAGTCTCTTGATGAACATAGGCGAATAGTCCAGCATGATTACCTCTCCGTCGAATGACAGGTGGTTGG